TGACAAACACTTTACACTCTATAAATGAGTACGACTACACGGGGCAAAGCAACTTTGTTGCCCCCAGTCACCAACAAGCCAGTGACATTGTTGTTCTGGTAAACGATGTTGTCAAAACACAAGATACAGATTATACCCTAACAGGTAGTCTGGTAGCTTTCACAGGCTTTACTCCTTCAAACGGGGATAAGATAAGCATAAGGCGTGAGACAGCTTCAGCAGCTAGGCAAGTAGACTTTGCTTCTGGTTCAATGCTTAAGGCAGAGACTCTAGACCAAGACTCTAACCAAATCTTTAACATGGCTCAAGAAGCCCTTGATAAAGCTGATAGAATTGCTGGTGAGTATAACGCTAAGTATTTTGGGTCTTCTGCGGTAGCTCCTACATCACCTTCTGTTGGTGATCTTTGGTTCGACACCAGTGTTAACATAATGAAAGTGTATCAAGCAGGAGGGTGGCAAAACGCTACCTCTTCTGTTTCCAACGCTACTAACCGTGTTAGCTACACAGCTACAGCAGCACAGACCACTTTCGCAATGACTTATGATTCTGGTCACTTAGATGTATACCTTAACGGTGTTAAACTTGTAGCCAGCTCTGGCTCTACAGCAAATGACTATACAGCCACCAACGGGACTTCTGTTGTTTTAACAACTGGTGCTGCTGCTGGCGATACTATTGAATTAGTGGCTGATGCTGTGTCTCCATTAACAAGTGTTCAGACAGGAGCAGCAGGAACTGACGCTTCTTATTCCTCAAGTACAGGTATCTTAACAGTACCTCGTGGAGATACGGGAGCAACTGGTGCAGATGGTGCAACGGGAGCAACGGGAGCAACGGGAGCTACTGGTGCAACTGGTTCTGATGCAACCGTAACAACTACTAATGTTGAAGCTGCTGGCGCAGTAATGGACGGGGACTTTACATCCAGCGGTCTTATGAAACGCACTGGTGCGGGAACTTACACCATTGACTCTAGCACCTACGCAACTGAAACCTATGTAGACACAGCCGTTAGCGGTCTTGTAGATTCTGCACCCGCTGCACTAGATACCCTAAACGAACTAGCATCTGCATTAGGCGATGATGCTAACTTCTCTACTACAGTGTCTAATAGCATTGGCACTAAGTGGACTGAAGATGCTTCTAAGATTTCCAACTGGGATGATGCTTATAGTTGGGGCGACCATAATACTGCGAACTACTTAACATCCTTTGATATTACAACGCAGACTGACCCTAAGTATCTTAGAGCAGATGCCAGTGATTCATCTACAGGAACAATCAGTGCGGGGAATTTTAGCTCACAGTATGGTGGAATTAGCTCTCAAAGCGGAGACTTTGCAACAGGTAGCGGTGACATTACAACAAACACAGGAACAGTGTCAGGCAGTACAATTTCTGGCACAACCTTTACCTGTAATGGCAACATGACAGTCAGTGGTACAGTAGATGGCGTAGACATAGCAACTAGAGATGCTGTCCTAACATCTACAACTACTACCGCTAACTCAGCTTTGCAGAACTTAGTAGACGACACTACACCACAGCTAGGCGGTGATTTAGACCTTAATGGTAACGACATTACTGGTACAGGTAACATAAGTATCACGCAGTCAAGCACAAGCACACCTGCTTTACATATATACAATGCTGATTTAAGCGATGTAGCTTCACCAACAATTCGCCTTGAAAGACGTTCAACAATGAGCGTGGCTGATGACGATAATATAGGTAAGATTGAGTTTTATGGCTTTCAGCAAAATGTGGCTCCCCCTACCCCTACTGTAGAATACGCCAACATAACTGGTGTTGTGTACGATGGCACTAACACAACCATTGATGGTCAGATAGACTTTAATGTAGCTAAAGACGATACACTAACTACAGTAATGTCGGTGAAATCTACAGAAATTGAGTTACCTAACGCAACTAATTTAAATGTTGATGGTAATATAATTGTAAATGGTACAGTAGACGGCAGAGACGTAGCCACAGATGGTGCTAAGATAGACGAGGCTAAGAAAATACCCTTTTCACAAGTAGTGAGTCAAGGAATGTATGGCTCTTCGCCTAGTACTATAGTAGACTTACATATACCCGCTACTACTGTTCCGTCTCAACAAGCTATGGCTTGTTCATTTTTGTTAAGGCGGTATAACTCATCACAATCTTTAAAGAAAAATTCGACTTATCAAGTATATTTCGATTTGGCGTCTAAAGGCACCACAGGTATTTCATTAGGGACAGCTACTTACGCTTCTCAACCCTCTTCTTATCATGCTTGGTATTATGTGTCGGGCGATAAAACACATTTAATAGGTAATAAACGAGGGAAGTTTGCCACCTCATCTACAGGAAGTAACTCTAGTGACTTGCTAGGTTTATATTATGATGATTTAGTCGATAGGACATACTTTAGAATATCTAGGTATCCTAATGCTACTACTGTTTATAATAATGTTGAGGTGTTTTATAGTCTGTCTGGATTTCTTTCTGCGGGAACTTATGTAACCCAGACGGGTAGCAAAGTGAGGTATACTTCTATAGACGCAACAACGTCCATCTCACAGAGTATTAGTTTGCAAGAAATACTACCTGAAACAACATCAAGGTCTTACGTTAGGCTACGGTTTGATGCTGTAAGTTCTATATCAAGCATTACGACATACGTTGAAGACTTAAGCGGTCATGTGGAGAATTTATTATGATACAAGTAGGATATACAAAGATAGTTGAAGATGATGGCGTTGACGTTGTTGATGTTACCATAGAGAACACGGATATGCCTGAAGTAAATGCGGCTTTATCTTCTCTACAAACTTCGTTAGCGGGAAGGAGCGATATACATAGTTTATTTGCTCAGGAATACTTTGGTGAAGATGATGAAGATGGTAACAAGGTTTATCACAAATTTGCCTTTCAGGATTTAACTTAATAGAGGTAACTCATTATGACTAGGGCAAGAAACCTAGCAGACTTTAACACAGCGGGGGTACTTACGAGTACCTCTACAATCAACCCAGCTAGATTAGACTCAACAGGTACAATCCCCTCAGCACTCCTTGCGGGTGTTGGGGGTGAAAACACTCCAGCGTTTAGGGCTTACTTAACTTCTAGCCAAGATGGTTGTGTAGCGGGGACATATACTAGAATTCTTTTAAACGGTATAGATCACGACACTGACTCTGCTTTTGCAAACAACAAGTTTACTGTTCCTGCGGGTAAGGCTGGTAAATATCTACTCTATGGTTCTATTCAATTGAGCTCTTCAGAAGATTTTGACGATTACCAAGTTTCTATCTTTAAAAACTCAGCTCTCCAAATAGCTCTGGCGAGACAAAGACATCACTACGCTGACATTGCTAATGTAACAACAACAGCAGTTTTAGCTGCGGGTGATACCATCGAGTTAAGAGTTCACAACGGATCAAGCACATCAAAAACAGTATTTGGGTCTTCTCTAGGTACTTTTCTAGGTGGATTTAAACTAGCAGAATAAAGGATAACCAATGGAAGAACTAAAACAACAAGTAGATCGCTTGGAATGGCGAGTCGATTTACAGGACGAACAACTTAAGATGCTTACGGCTAACGCCAATGAGCTTAGAGGGATGCTGGATAGCATCAACCGCACCCTGCTACAAATCAAGTGGTTAGTTGTGGGTGGTGCTGTTGTTTATTGGGGTCAGTCTATGGGATTGTTCGCAGCCCTCAAATTACTAGGAGTATAATATGATACAGCAATTGATAGCACCTGTAACTGGGTTGCTAGATAAGTTTATCCCCGATGCGGATACAAAGCAAAAGATAGCACATGAAATTGCTACGATGTCGGAGAAACACGCACAACAAATTGCTCTAGCTCAGATCGAAGTCAATAAAGAAGAAGCCAAAGGGAATTGGTTTCAGTCTTCGTGGAGACCCGCAACAGCTTGGGTATGTGTACTGGGGTTCATGGTGAACTTCCTTATATCACCACTTGCAGCACCCTTCGGTGTTGTCGTGCCACAGGCAGATACATCAACCATGTTACCTGTACTAATGGGGATGCTTGGTCTTGGTGGTCTACGTACAATGGAACGAGTTAAGGGAGTAGGTCGATGAAGTATTTTGACATAAACGAATTTAATTGTAGCTTTACAGGCAACAACGAGATGGACGAGGAGTTTCTAGAAAAACTAGATGCTTTACGAGAAGCTTGTGGTTTTCCTTTTACAATTACAAGTGGTTATCGAGACCCTGAAGGACACCCTATCGAAGCTAAGAAACAAAATCCTGGCACTCATGCACGAGGCATAGCTGCCGACATACAAGTAATCAACGGTGTACAGAAATATAAGATCATTGAGGAAGCTATTAAGTTAGGCTTCAACGGCATAGGCGTTGCTAAGACGTTTATCCATGTTGATCTTAGACAATCTTACCCCGTAGTTTGGAGTTACTAATGGATAGAAAAATATTAGATGAATTACACGAAGGTGTAGCTAAAGATTTACTTGCAAAGGTTAAGTCTGGTGAGGCATCTGCTTCTGAATTGTCAGTAGCAACAAAGTTCCTTAAGGACAACGGAGCTTGTCTTGAAGTAATCACTACAGAGTCTCCAATGGCTAACTTATTGGAGGCATTACCGTTTGAGGAGATGTCACATTGAGCGCACCTAGAAACTACGCATCGGAATATGCTAATTACCACAGTAAACCTGAGCAACGTAAGAAACGCAGCAATAGAAACAAAGCTAGACGTTTAATGATTAAGAAAAGAGGTGCTGCTGCTGTTGCTGGTAGAGATGTAGATCATGTGAACCGCAACGCTAACGATAACTCACTTAACAACTTACGTATTGCTAGTAGAAAGCAGAATAGGAGCAGAAATGGCTAGAGGATTATACGCAAATATTAACGCAAGAAAAAAGAAAGGCATTAGTCGTTCTAAAAAGAACTCGACCATCTCTCCTAAAGCTTACGCTAAACTTAAGATAGGTTTTAAGAAGAAGGATAAATAGTATGGGTGCTTTTGATAACTTAAGAATCAACCAACCACAGCGCACCCCCAGCCACAAAACCAAATCACACATTGTCAAAACAAAAGTTAATGGCAAAGAAAAGATTATTAGGTTTGGTGAGCAGGGTGCAAAAACTAACCAAAGCGCAGAACAACGTGCAGCCTTTAAAGCCCGACACGCAAGGAACATAGCTAGGGGTAAATCCTCAGCAGCTTATTGGGCAGACAAGGTAAAATGGAAGGCATAACTAATGGAAAAGATGCCAGAGCAACTAAAAGACTTCCGTAACTTTATGTATATAGTGTGGAAGCATCTTAACTTGCCTGATCCTACTCCTGTCCAATACGATATGGCAGACTATATTCAGAGCTGCCCTCGTAGAGCAATTATTGAAGCATTTCGTGGTGTAGGTAAGTCCTACATTACAGCCGCTTTTGTCGTACACCAATTACTTCTAGATCCACAAAAGAAGTTCATGGTAGTGTCAGCATCAAAACAAAGAGCTGACGATTTTTCGACATTCACACAACGTTTAATCCTAGAACTCCCAATATGCCAACATCTCATAGCAACAAGTGAGCAAAGGTGGAGTAAGATTGCGTTTGATGTAAGACCCGCACTGGCTAGTGGTAGCCCCTCTGTTAAATCAGTAGGTATCACTGGTCAGTTAACGGGCAGTCGGGCAGACATAATCATTGCTGATGACATTGAAGTACCTAATAACTCAATGACACAGATGATGAGGGAGAAGTTAAGCGAAGCCGTTAAAGAGTTTGATGCGGTACTTAAACCAGAAGGTAAAATCCTGTATCTTGGAACACCACAGTGTGAGATGAGTCTTTATAATACACTCACAGAACGTGGCTACAAGATGAGGGTATGGACAGCACGTTACCCCTCGATAGATGACGCTAACAAGGCGTATGGGGATCGTTTAGCACCTACCCTATGGGATGCTATGCATAAAGCAGAAAGTCCCTTAGACGGGAATCCAGTAGATCCTATGAGGTTCGATGATGATGACTTGATGGAACGTGAGTTATCTTATGGTCGCTCAGGGTTTGCTTTACAGTTCATGTTGGACACAAGCTTATCTGATACCGATAGATATCCATTGAAGTTATCTGACTTAATGGTGATGTCGATTGATAAGGATAAAGCACCAGAGAAGCTCGTCTATGGCGTTATGAAGGAGATTAAGGAGTTACCTAATGTGGGACTAGGGGGTGACAAATACTTTGCCCCAGAAGCCACTATAGGAGACTACGTAGACTACGATGGTTCTGTTCTTGTAAT